GTCACGTCGGCAGTAGTAACAAACAGAACTGTATAGATTTCACCGACAATCAAACAATCGGCTCTAACAGTTTCAGTGTTAATAGTGACAATCTCTCCGCGTCTGGCAAGTGGCACCACAGGTGCATTGCCGGCAAAAGGCTTCAGAGCTTCGCTAGATTCAAAAGATCTGCTCATTATAAACTCTCCATAGCCCGCTAGACCGCGCAATGCTTCTGGTGAAATTCTGGGAATATGAAATCGTATTTTATAATGAATCCATAACTCTCCCAGCACTTGATCAGCCGCCTTGATACCTTCACTCGCGATAGAGAAGAAGCCTTTACTGCTAAATCTCTTGTCGCTCGTTACTTTGGCATCATCCACGTACATAAGCTTAGTGACCTGTTGTGTTGGATCACACTCTGCTCCTATAAGCAAGTTTTGCGAGGACTTTGCAGATACAGAACTACTGTACTGCAACATCTCCGTCTTACTCTCAGCAGGCGCATCATTTGGATCATAGTGAAAGTAGGCAGCAATTGTTCCGAGCGAGGAATCACTCCCGCTAACTGCCACACCACTCAACGACTCAAACCTGTAAACTATGCCCTCAACCTCGTATCTTTCAAATGCTTGTGCCATTTGTTTTAACCAAGGAAAGGACTTCTGGCTTAAAGGCTGGAGTGGATAAGTATCAATCTTAAATTTTCCAATTTCAGATGAACTCGTCACGTTCCCGAGGTATTCGCTGTTAGTCACAGTGAAGCCTTGTTTAGAGGCTGCAAAGGACATAGGCATTTTTCCGTCCGTGAACAAAGCATTTTTCTTAATGCCTTGCACATCAGACTGGAGGGTGTAATCACCCATGCCAATCAGCTTAGATACCAGGTTAGTTCCAAACTTCTGCAATCCATCCCCAATTTGAGCTCCAATGCTCATCTGGGGTCGGTCACGATAGACTATTTTCGTGGTTTGTCTACCTTTATTATTATTATTATTATTATTATTATTATTTCTTCTCTTATTAGTATTATTATTATTTCTTCGTCTTGTCATGTATGGGATACCTCGACAAGTAAGGGACTGTACATCACATGTCAACCTATAAGGATGGTCCGTGCAGTCTCTTGGCATTTTGATTAGCTGCGTTAGCATTTGGCCAATTACGACATGCAACCCCATATCTTGAAGACGAGGTTATTATTAAATTAAATTAGAATACTAGCTTGTCATAACGAAGCAAGAATCTCTCCGCGACATTTTAACGTGTGTCGAGCACGTTTATATACAAAATAATTACATTGTTCTCTGAAGATCAACTAAACAATGACTTTCCACAAGTGCAGAGGACACCCACGCTCTCCGGTCCACCTCACTCTTGCTCAGAGATTCTTCCAACTCTATCTGAGCATGAGGGTGCACTCCGGAGATAAGCATGAATGATAGCCTGGATATATGGTCTACTCTGTCGTACCATTTGGCCAAATTGGCCTTCGACCTATTCCAGTCACCACTATGAGGGTTTCTAAGCCTCTGCCTTGCTCTGACCATTTGTTTTCCAGTAGCGACTTGTTTGTATTTCTCTGCCCACTTGTAAAATGCAGCCATTACAGGAACACATGCGTGGCCCGCAAGCCCGCACTCTCCTATGGCTCCAATGTGAGCATACATTCCAAATCTACCTGGCATACAGTCAGTTAGCCTAGTGTCTTTAGTCAAAGCTACCATAGGCTCTCGTGTGAAATGCCAAAAACTGTCAGTTTCAATAAATCGTCCCTGACAAAACACAAGATCCTCCAACACATATGCTGGTCTCTCAACAGTCATCTTAAAACCCATATCCTTAAACCAAGGATGAATGGTGTCGTAGATTGTGTTAAGGTGGTTAGCGTCAACTATCACAAAGGTGTCGTCCCCGTTATTCCCACACGCATAGATTTTTATGCCTATATCTTCCATGTATGCTTTTGTAAGAGCACACATTAATAGACAATTACCCATGGATGTGTTCATGTCACCGGACATCCGAGAACCTTTAACACGAGCATCAACAATCGTAGTTCCGTCATCACTTATGTAAGTACAGCTGTTCACTAATTGCTCCGATAGTAAATCGTTGAACAAAGGATGCTTCTTCTTGGGATATAA